ATTATATTTGTTGGCAAGACTGGGATTGATATTACAATGCCATCTGCCCCAGAAGCAGGATTAAATTACACGTTTATTTTGAACGAGGACAATACTACGACTGCATGTACTGTAACTTGGCATGGATCAGGTGAATTTCTAGCAGGTAGTCTTTCTACTGCGGCTGACGGTACGGCACACAGTGGAATTTTTGATGGTTCAGCAGATGATGTTGTTTCATTTGCTACGACAGCTAAACAGGGTGATATGTTTACAACTATTTGTGATGGGACCACATGGTATATCTGGGGTCAATCTCAAGCGGCTGTTGCAATTACTTCAGAAACTAGCTGATTTTAACCATTGATTTTGAGTGGAGTTTGAGGAGAGGCCTCAAAGCCTTTTTTTTAATAACTTTTTGATCAATCTTTTTTACGATAACCCCGATTTTGGGGCGTGTCAAGTAAAATCGTACATTTTGGAGAAAAAAGATGACTGAGACTAATCCCCAAGGGGAAGTCGGCAGTGGTGATGTAGCCGTTGTTGATACCCCGCAAGAAGAGTTCAACAGCAGTGCAGATGCGGCTGAAGCCATTGTTAAAAAAGGCATCTTGGAAGAGCCAGATGAGTATATACCCTCTCAGGACAGGGACCACGCAAAGGAACCGGAGGGGGAAGAGCAGGAATCACACGAAGAAGGACAGCCAGAGGATGAAACTTCCGATGATGAATTGGGGGAAGAATCCGATGAGTACGAAGTAGAGGTACCAACCTACACCCTGAATGTTAAGGGTAAGCAGGTACAGGTAGACCTTGAAGAACTTAAAAGTGGCTATCAAAAGGGTGCTGATTACACCCAAAAGACGCAGACGTTGGCTGAAGACAAGAGAGCGTTTGAGCAAGAGCGACAGGCGGTTCAGGCAGAACGCCAACAGTACACTCAGGCACTTAACCAGTTTCAGCAGTTAATGGGTGAGCAATACCAGCAGTATGAGGATATAGACTGGAACCAGTTGAAAGAGGATGACCCAATTGGATATATGACCCGTAAGGAAGAAATGCGGGATATAGAAACAAGACACCAAAGGGCCACCCAAGAACAACAGAGAATTGCAAGCCAAGCTCAACAACAACATGCGGTGCAACACCAAGAACTGCTTACTAGGGAGATGGAACTTTTAGGAGAACGATTACCGGATTGGAAGGTGCCTGAAAAACGTGAAAAGCTTAGTGAGGCATTAAAGCTTTACGCTGGATCAGTAGGGTATTCCAAGGAAGATTTAGATGCGGTGACGGACCATAGAAGCTTGTTGATACTAAATAAGGCACGGTTGTATGACAAGATTCAAAGTTCCAACCCAAAGAAAATCAAGAATGTTCCTAGAGTGGTTAAGGGTGGAAATAAAAACACGCCTAGTAGAGATAAGGCTACAGGTAAATTCAAATCAAAAATGAAGGTTGCACAATCAAGAGGTGGACGCACAGAAGATATAGCGTCAGCTATCTTTGAGTTGATGTAACCACATTTAAGTTTTTTAAGGAGTAATGAAATGTCAGTAAAGGCAAATACTTTTGGAGTACAGGGTAATCTTACTAATGTAACAGGGGCTATCGGTATTAAGGAAGACCTAACCGATGTGATTTATAATATCAGCCCAACAGAAACTCCATTCATGAGTAACATCGGGCGAACTAAAGCTACGACAACTACGCATGAATGGCAAACAGACAGCTTGGCTTCAGCGGCTAATAACAGTCAGCTTGAGGGCGAGGATTATGATTCTGCTGGTATTGATGCCAGCACAGCAACTACCCGGCTTAGTAACTCAACCCAGATCAGTGCTAAAACCCTGATTATCTCAGGAACGCATGAGTCTACCTTGAAAGCAGGGCGAAAGTCTGAAATTGCTTATCAGGTAGCTAAGAAGGGTAAAGAGCTAAAGCGTGATATTGAAACCGCATTGTGTCAGAACAATAAACAGATTGTCGGCACCGGAACTACTGCAAGTCAGACTCGTGGTATGGAGCATTGGATTCAAACCAACGGTTCCCAAGGGACTTCCTATAGTTATTCTAGTGCCACAGCGGACCTGACGGATGGGACACAGCGAGATTTGACTGAAGCGATGTTCAAGGAAGCCGTGCAGGAAGCATGGACCTCCGGTGGTGATCCTGAATGTGCTATTACAGGTGCTGTTAATAAGCAGAATGTATCCAGCCAGTTCAGTGGTATTGCTACTATTTATCGTGACCAAGCGAATGTTGGACCCGCATCTATCATCGGAGCATCTGATGTTTATGTTTCTGATTTTGGTGAATTGAAGATTGTACCTTCACGTTTTAGCCGTGATCGTACTATATCTATTATCCAGAAAGACATGTGGGCCGTAGCTTATTTAAGACCATTCAAGATTTGGGAACTTGCTAAGACGGGCGATGCTGAGAAGCGGTTGCTTTTGAGTGAGTACGCTCTTGAGTGTCGTAATGAGGGGGCAAGCTCTAAGGTTGCTGATCTCAATACATCTCTTCTGTAATCTAATGGGGGTGGGGTGACTTAATAGGTTGCCCCGCCCTGTTAGTTACCTTATTTATATGGGGGTAAAGATTATGAATAATTTTTTGTATAAATATAATTGGGTGATGTGGGGTTTTGTGGTATTAGCCACCGTGTATCACCATTTTATAGGGACGGGTAATGTCGGAAGTTAAAATCAGCGAAGATTGGGGGTTCAATCAGGTTAAGACAACGGGTTGGTTGGACACGGCATCAGGCAGTGTTGTTCTGGCAACAGAACAGGATTTGACTGAGATTGCCAACCGGAATAAGGCAGACCGGAAAGCCTCCGCAATTAGTCGTAATAGTGGTAGTGGCCGTTTTGGTGATTTTGCCAAGGTAGCCACCATCCCCAATATTAAGGTTGATGAACTAATGAAAAAGGGTATTTGGCAGGATAGGAAGTTGTTTAAGAGGTGGCTGAATGACCCTGATAATAAATGTTGGCGTACCATTGAATGTAGGTTATAGATGGCTATTGACTCATACAGTAATTTAAAAACAGCAGTCTCAAACTGGCTTGACAGGTCTGACCTCACGGACAGGATACCTGAATTTATCAGTTTAGCAGAAGACAGGATAAATCGGCATCTAAGGATACGTTCACAGGAGCAACGCCAACAGATGTCTACAGTGGCGGGTCAAGAGTATTATGGTCTTCCGACTGATTACTTGCAGATGCGTCACATAGCAATAATGTCTACCCCTAACCGTGACCTTGAATATCTTACCCCAGAGAGGTTTGAGATAGAGATAGGCACCCGGTGGAGCGGGGGGACGGGTAGGCCCAGATTTTATACTATGGTTGGGGACGAGCTACGTCTTGGCCCGAAGCCGGGTGGTGTCTATACGGTTGAGATGTTGTTTTATAAAAAATTCCCACACCTTTCAGAGAGTAATAGTTCAAACAGGTTGTTAGAAGATAATGCCGACTTGTTGCTCTATGGTGCCTTGTTAGAGGCTAACCCATTTATAAAGGACCCAGAATCAGCCAAGATGTGGGGGTTGTATTTTAACCAATCCTTAGATGCGATAATGACTTCCGATGCCAAGGACAGGCACAGCGGGGGGGCATTAACCATCAGGGCTGATAGTGTGGGTATTTAATGGCTAGTGTAGAATGGACGAGAGTCACACAAGTAGAATATTGGGACAGTGTCGGGACCACTTGGACAACCGATGGAGATAATTGGAACAACAAGTGGACGGACTGGACCGTTGATCTTGGGATGTACTGGGCTGATTCAAGGCAGAACTGGAATGACATAATGACAACATGGGGTGATTAGGTAATAATCCTTAACCTTAAAGGCGTAATGAAATGGCTTTAGAGAGCGTAACACATTTAGATGATTTAGTGGCAACCAACCCGACTGCAACTGACCCAGTCAGCGAGGGTGATGACCATGTAAGAAATATAAAAACTGTGTTGTTGACAGACTTCCCTAATATCACGGGGGTAATGACAGCAACTCAGGCAGAGCTTAACGTAGCTACTGGTGTAACCGCTGGTACGGTGACTGCGTCTAAGGCACTTGTTGTTGATAGTGCCAGTAAGCTTGACATCATGAACATTGACAATATTACTATTAACAGTAATGACATTAGTTCAACAGATACTAATGGTAATATAACAATCACCCCTAACGGGACAGGCAAGGTGAGTCTTGTTGGTGGCATTATGACTCCAGAGACAACCACCTCAAGTGGGGCTGGTGCGGTGGCTATTACTGGTGCTATCCATGAGATTACCACGGATTCAGCCGATGCTTTGACCTTGGCTGATGGTGCTGAAGGACAGCATCTTTATGTTGTATGCGTGGATCAATCCAGCGGGGATGCGACTCTTACCCCAACTAACTTTGCCCAAGGCACCACGATTACCTTTGCCGATGATGGGGATGCCTGTCATCTGTTGTTTACAGCAGGGGAATGGTATGTAGTAGGAAACCAAGGTTGTGCTATAGCATAGCTTTAAACGCCTTGGAGGGGGCCTAATACCCTCCCTTAATTTTACAACGGAGATACAAATGCCTAATTCACCTAGCATAAAACCTTTTACGAGTGGCACAGCTACGTCAGCCACCTTAGATCAAGTCTTAACAAGCATCCTTGAGGTGCAAACAATAAATTATAATAAGTTGTTTGTTTTGATAACCGCATCAGTCCAAGCGATTGACCAATTTGCTGTTCTTGCTAAACCTCATTACGAGAACACGGTCTACGCAACCATAGCAAGTGCCTCCGGGGATTACACCAGCCCTTCACACCCTATACTAGCGGCTAGTGGTGATCTCACGGCTCTTAGCGGTGCTACGGGTTACTTTATTATGGATGTCAGTGCTATGGAATCGGTGGATATTCAGATTGCGTTTGGTGCTGATAACGGGACATACGTTATTGATTACGGCTTACAATAAGAGGTAACAAATGGGTTTAGAAACTGTAACACATATAAGTGATCTTGCTACAGCTAATCCTCTTGGGACTGATCCAAGGTCTGAGGGTGATAATCATATAAGAAACATAAAGACTGCTATCAAGACAGATTTCCCCAATATCTCCGGGGCTATGACTGCAACCCACACAGAGCTTAATGTTCTGGATGGTGTCACAGGTGGCACGGTAACAGCCTCTAAAGGGGTTGTGGTAGATGGGAGTTCCAAGGTAGATATTTGGAATGTAGATAACCTGAGTTTAAACGGTAATTCTTTAACTTCCACCAGTGG